CAAGATGACCTGCGCCTTGTCGTTCTCTTCCTCGTTGTAGAACACCCCCCACGTGGTGCACGCGGAATAGTCAGCCGTGTTGCTGGTCTCAAACGCCGTGTCCCAGCTCTGGATGATGTAGTCGCAGCGCGGCGGCTCGTCTTTCTCCCACACGCGCCACGACTTGCGCGAGATGATGGCCGCGTTGTTGCTGGTGGGCTGCTGCATGTACTGGGCGTTCCAGTACTGGGGGTCGATCGACGCCTTTGTCGCCTTGAGGGTGGCCAGCGGCCACTGCTCGGGCCACAGGGACTTCTCGTTCTCCGTGTCCTCGTGCAAGATGGCCGGAAGCTCCACGATCTCCCACGGCTCGGACGCCGGGTTCTTGGCCTGATAGTCAATCAAGCGCCCTGTCAGGTCCAGCTTGCCCCAGCGCGTCATCACGATGATGATCGCCCCGCCCGGCATCAGTCGCTGGAGCGGGCCCGTCTGGAACCAAGACCACGCAGTGTCGAAAGCCAGCCGTGAGTTGGCCTTGACGTCCTGCTCCGAGTGAGGATCGTCAATAACGAACAGATCAGCACCACGACCAGCAAGAGCGCCTCCTACGCCTGCGGCGTAGTATTGGCCCCCGGCTGAAGTGCTCCACTTGCCTGCCGCTTTCTGGTCATCGGCTACCAGCGTTCGGGGGAAAAGGCCATGGTAATCCTCGTCAGCGAGCAAATTTCGCACCCGTCGGCCGAAATCTTCCGACAAACCGGCTGTGTGGGTGCCCATGATGATCTTCTTCTCGGGGAAATTACCCAAAAAGAAGGCCGGAAACAGGTAAGAGCTGAATTCGGACTTGCCCATACGCGGCGCGATGTTGATGATCACCCGTTTTTTGGTTCCGGCGATCACTTCCGAGAAGATTTTGGCCAGTTTTCTGTGGTGGGGGCCTATTTTGAAGCCCGGATACACCGCTTTGGCGAACTCGATCATGTCCGACCGGGACAAGTTCTTCTGCTTGTGGGCCTGCGCCTTGTCCAGCAGCTCCAACGCCTCCAGCTTCTCGGCCGCTGTCAGCTTGCCAAGGTTTTTGAACAGCGCTTGCGCTTGCTCAGGCGTCAGTGTGGCTGTTGTCATCAGGCGTTGGGGGTGTGGTGGTGATTTCGACGATGTCCGTCACGTCAGCGTCGGACACATCCATGAACTTGGCCAGCTTTTCCTTGAGGCGCTTGTCGATCTCGTCCTCGGTCATGTCCGTTTTCTTGACCTCGATCTTGTCGGTGAACAGCCCCACCTCCGTGACCTTGCCCAGCAGGCCGAGCGCCTTCAAGCGGATGTTGGCGTTGGCGTTGTTGGTCTCCTCGACCAGCTTGGCCACCGTGTATCCCCGAAGTTCCTTGGCCTGCTCGATGAACTCCCAGTCGTAGGCCGTCAGCATGCCCGTGATGTGGCGCACAGCTTCCGGCGTCTTGAGCTGGACCAGCGCAGCCTTCTGCTCGGTCGTGTCGGTGTTGGTGGTCAGGGCCTGAAACGCCTTGCGTGCGTCAGCCTTCTCAAGTTCGTCAATCACTTCGTCGTCCGGGGGCACGCCCAGCTCCTGCAACCAACTGGCCGTGGTTACCTGCGCGGCCAAGACTTCTCCCGGCTCGGCGTCGGCCAGTCTCGTCATGATCCCGGGCGGTGTTGGCTCCGGGTTGAATTGCACCAAGTGTTCAAACATATTGCGTAGGCCGTGTAACCTCGTTGCGCGTAATGTACACCTATTTTCAAAACAAGTGGTGTGTCCAGAGTTTGACAGAGGTTCCTTGGGATTTTTTAAAAATTGGGGTAAGCCGCATTTCGTGCGCAAGGGGTGGGCGGGATTTGTCTAAGTTTTTACAAACTGCTGGGAGCGGGTGGGAAACAGTGTTCACGCGGACTAGCCTTGTCTGCCACACAAAGGCTTGGTGGGGGGTGGGTGGGGTCGCCACACCAGAGCCCAGCCCCCGAATACCCCCTACTTTCACCCCCATCCGTACAGTAGAGGTATCGGTTAGGGAATTAGCCCGAGTCGATCTGGGGAGAACGGTTCTCCCCAGTCATCAACCTTTAGGAGAATGCAACATGAGTAAAGCAACCAACCACGTTCAGGCGTTCATCGCCATGAACACAGTAGCCTTCAATGCCGCCGCTAAGGTGTTTAGTGCCATCGAGACCCAATCCGACAAGTGGGCAGAATCCCTTGCGGAAGCGGGCATCGTAGGTCCGGACATTAAGGTTTACGCAATCATGTGGGTGTCTAAGCAGTCGGGCATTGCGCCCAAGGACGGGCAACGCGGTCTGTGCTTCGAGAAAGACAGCAAGGAAGCTAACCGGGTTAAGTATCTGGTGGCTGTCGCCACTGGCGCAGCAGCAGAGAAGGCAGCGCGGCGCGGCGCGGCGCACACACCCGTTAAGGTCAACAAGGCTAAGGTGAGCGCAATCGTAGAGCTTTGCGCCGGTTTGACCAAAGCCGAAGTGGTGGCGCTGTTGGCCGCTGCACGTGATGCCATCACATTTGAGTGACCCGACTGGGGAGAACGGTTCTCCCCAGTTTTCCCTGCAACGGTGTCAGCATGGTGCTGGCCCGTTGTTCCTTCCCATGTCAAACCCGGAGATTCTCATGCCCGAACAACTTTTATTCACTGTCCTCGTCCTACTTGACCGCCTGCTCGACCCTGATTGCGGCGAGATCGAACACTACGAAATCGACCAAGAAATCCAGCGCTTGCAACACTTCATGCACCCCACCGACAGCGGCTACTTCCAAGCCGTCCTCGACATTGCGGCCGTCGCCAACAGCTTCTAAGGAGATTCTCATGCAATTCACCATCATCGCCCGTGACTGCGGCATCGACCGCAACTACCCATGCAACACATACGAGGAAGCCAACTTCCTGTTCAACGCCTTGAGTCTTGCGGCTCGCCACGTTGAGTGGTGGAAGGGCGCAACCCTCGTCACCCAATACGTCAACAACTAAGGAAACTCTCTCAGCCTTGCGTGCAGGGCTGAGGGGGCAATCCTGCCCGTTAACTGGAGTATCAACCATGAGCAATCGCTACACAATCAAGACCCTGAACCTCAACCAACTGCGCGAACTGCGAGGCGAGCTGCGCCGTGATGCCGAGGCCAGCGCACGTAAGCGCAAGATGGTCGAGCAGGCCCGCACACGTGACAACGCGTGGACTGAACTCAAAGGCACTACTCGCCCTCTGCGTATTAAGTAAAACAAACTGGGGAGAACGGTTCTCCCCAGTAACACGTTGTGGAAAACCCCCTAAAAAGGCATACCCACCACGTCCCAGCGTTTACACCCCCAGTGCAGCGCATCTGGGCGTCCGCCAAGCCAATGTTTATGCGGTGTCCAGCGTACACCCACCTAAGCACCTATATATAAATATAAGATTTTCTCTAGATATATATATATACGTGTGCAAGTGGGTATACTTTCGTGCGTTTGTTTGGTTTGGTTAAAGCTCTTCCAAAATGCTGGGTATCGTGGGCTGGATACCAAAGAAATGGCGTAACCACGGGGCTTCAAGCCATCCCCACCACCACGTCATCGCCCGAGAATCAGGGGGTATAATGTCCACGGGTTACACACAATCATGGAGTTTCCAATGGAACACAGCGACAATTTTCACCTTGCACCTGCCCGTGCGCACGATGGCAAGGCCCTCAAAGCAGCGGCGTTCTGCCCTGACTGTCAGACGGTCAAGCCCTTGCCCGAGTTCAAACGCTACCTCACAGGCGGGGAGCTTGCGGCCCAAGGCTACACCTCTGGCGCAAAGGTCGAGATCGAGACGGCCAAGTGCCGATCATGCAGGCCCAAGCGCAAGCCTGTGCAGAAGCTGAACACCGCTGAGCTGAAGAACCGTGCGGCCAACGGGGACATCAAACCCTACGTGGCGCAGCAGATCATGCAGGAACGCAAGAAGCGGGGGCTTGCTGCGCAGCGTGCGGGGGCCATCAAGTCCTATCTGTCCAAGGTCAAGGCCAAGTGGACGCCCATCTTGGCCGGGTTCCAAGCCGAGGCTGTGCCCGTGCGCCACCAGCTCAAGTACGAACGCGCCCGAAACCCGGACAGCCCGTTGATGGCCTTCCTCACCGCGTACCAAACGATGCTGCAAGAGACCGCATCCCTGCTCAAGTTCCATCACATACGCTTGAAGCCTTCGATGCCCGAGAAGGACCGACCGGACTGGCAGCAGCACGTGCCCAAGCCCCAGCGTGCGAAGCTGGAGGCCCTATGGAACGCCGTACCCATTGAGAAGCGGGTGAAGGTGCGTATGCCTGCGCTGTTCACCTACCGCATAGCGGAAGACCGGGAACATTCATCAACCTGCTGAACTGGGGAGAACGGTTCTCCCCAGTTTTTCTTTCTGAATCCGTGAGACACCCTGTCTCACAAACCGCCGCCAGTCGGCCACTGGCAAACAACCTATGGAGAAGCAACATGAACCTCAACGATATGCCCATCACAATGGACGAACCCCAACAGCCAGCCCACGCTGTGCACCACACGCTCATCGACGCGCTGCTCAGCCAGTTCACCGCGCACATCGACATGCTGGTGGAGACCAAGTTCCACGCCATGCTGGCCAACCGCAACGCGCTCAAGCTCATGGACGAGGAGATGCACAAACAGATCGAGGCCATGATCGAGAACCGCATGCTCGACCACGAGGGCAGCAGCGATCACTTGGACGAAGCAAACGTGGAGCAGCTCGCCGCTGACACCGCACGTGAGACGCTGAAAGAGTACGCCAGCACGCAAGAGGGCTGGGTCACCAAGGACCAAGTGCAGGACATCATCACCGAGCAGATGGACGAAGAGCTCGACAACATTGACTGGGACGAGAAGGTCAAAGACGCTATCCGTAACCTGTTGTGAGGAGATGGCCATGCACCACGAGCTGGACAAGACCATCGAGTCAATTGAAAAGATCATGCGCCTCATGTGGGACATGCTGCCTGAGAAAGATCAGGCGCTGCTCGCACATGCGTATGCCTTCGCGCTGATCCGGCGCATCGCCAACAAAGGAATGGAGAGATCATGAAACGATACACCGGGCCAGCAAAGCCCATCCCCACAAACGTGAGACAGCCCGTCTCACGCTACATCACGTGCGCCATCTACGTGGCGTGCATTGTCGTCCTCTTGTTGGACTTGTTTTATTGGAGAGCAGGATGAAAACATCTGAACTGACAAGACACGCCCTTGATTGGGCGGTGCATCAAGCACGGTTTGAAGGGGCTTGCCATGACGAGCCGTTCCCCAGTTACTCAACCGACTGGAAACATGGTGGGCCGATCGTTGAGCGTGAGAAGTTGTTCGTGAAGCCTACCATCAGCAAAGGGTGGAGAAGCTATCAGCGTGATCCGTTCGGCAACGGCATCTGCCATTCACAGTACGGCCCCACACCCCTGATCGCCGCTATGCGGTGCTACGTTGCATCCAAGCTGGGTGACGACATCAACATTCCCGAGGAGTTGAAATGAAAAGACCTAGCTTGTGGGCACTGCCCGCGCACATGAAAGCCGCACAACCCATGGCGCTGCCGACCAAGACCATCACGATGATTGACTACGACGCAGTGCGCGAGCACTTGCAGGCGCACGGCTTCATGGTGCTGCACGTACCGGTGGAGGAGCTGCGCACCAACAAGTGTGGTGCGGACGAGGCCCCGGATATCAAGTGCATCATCAGCGCAGCGGCCATGCGCAAGTGGCCGAAGCTCAACACGTACCGCATCGACGCCACGCGCTGGCTTATCAAACTACAAGGAGAAAGCAAATGAACGAAGGACAAGAGCACGAATGGCACATCGAGCTGGACTACATGCTGGCAAAGGTGCGCCACGCTGTGCAGATTCTCAATGAGAGCAACTTAAAAACACTGAGTGACGGCTACGCCATCAAAGAACTGGAGCCTGTGTTGTTCAGGCTTCAGGAGTTGTGCAATTTAACCAAAGGAGAAAGCAAATGAGATTCAAGATTAGATTCGGTAACGCTGAGCTGTTGCTCACAGCAGAGCAGCTCGACGCCATGGTGGCCCTTGCTGAGCAGGCAGAGACCATCGAGGAGAACTACGTGGGCAGACAAAGCGGGTACGTAGGCCACGATAACAACTACGAGTTGCGCTTCGCGCTGTTCGATACGCAGCGCAGCGCCGCAGTGCAGGTCGTGTCAACCAAGGAGCTGGACAAGTGGCACACACTCAACGCATACCGTCAACAAAAGGAGAACGAGCAATGAAAGCGTACACAGTACACATCCAAGCAGTCGAGTTCTACACCATCGAGGTGCAGGCCGAAGACAAAGAGCAAGCCGAGGAAAAAGCATGGCGCTTGTTCCCACACCACAGCGCCAACTACGGCGAGAACAACGTGACTGAAATTGAGGAGCACTCAAATGACTGAAGAAACCGAAACAGAACAGACCGAGTTCAGCTACCAAGAACTCAGCCAACGCGCCAAGGACAAGGCGTTGCAGTGGTTCAGCGAATCGCTGGACCACGAGTGGTGGGACGGTGTGTACGAGAACGCCAAAGCAGACGGGCCTGAACGTGGCTTCGAGATTGACGACATACGCTTCTCAGGCTTCTGGTCACAAGGTGATGGCGCATCGTGGACAGGCAGCGTGCGCATCAAAGAGTTCCTTGACTACCACCTCAAGGAAGATCACCCCGACTTCGGCCGCTACTTCATACTGCAAGCCATCCTCAACGAGGGGTACGACTGGGTCGAGCGCTACACCAACGTCAACCGCAGTGGCTTCCACTACGTGCACGACAACATGATGCGCCTTGAGAGCATCAGCTACAGTAACCTCGAATGCCTCGACGAGGACGATGAAGAGCGCTTGCAAGAGGAAGGCCCGCTGCAACGTGCGAACATCTACCAACTGTACAAGGGCGCAGACATCGACCACCTGATCGACGACCTTGAGACGTGGATACTCGAAGAGGCGCAGGCCTACGCACGCCAGATATACGACGACCTTGAGTCCGAGCACGAGCACCTCACCAGTGAGGAGTCACTGATCGAAGCCGCCGAAGCCAACGGCTGGATGTTCGACGAGGATGGAGCGCTTGTATGACACCGGACGAGTGGGTCTTGGTCGCGCCGACCATCTTGACGGTAGCGGGTCTGGAGTTCACTGTACACAACCACGGCGAACACATCATCGTGTACAACATAGACCGGCACGGCCGCAGGCACGAGTACCACCTGTGGCCCACCACAGGTACGTGGCGACACAAACCCCCGGGAAACGAATGGGGTACTGGGACCAACCACACCCATATCAGGAAAAAGTTCGGCGGTGTGCGCGGTCTCGTGCGCTACATACAAGAAGTTCTTACCGAGTAATCAACCGTGAGACATGTCGTCTCACACAACACTAGGAGAAGCAACCATGGGATACAGATCAGAAGTAGCGTACGTCATCAAGTTCGACACCATCGAGCATCGTGATGCCTTTGTCACGCTCGTGCTGGCCAAGAACGACCCGATTGTGACGGAGGCCATCAACGACACGACCCACGATCAAACAGATGACCCCGTCATCACATTCAAGGCGGGCGATGTGAAGTGGTACGACAGCTACCCCGATGTGCAGGTGCACCACCAAATGATGCGCGACGCGACCGAGCTGTACGAAGCCGAGTGGCGCTTCGTACGCATAGGGGAAGAGACCACCGACATCGAAGTGCAGGAGGAAGGGCACGAGTTCGAGCTGTGGGAGTACGTCGATCCTGTCAGCTCCATCCGCACAAGTTTTTAATCACCAACCCAAGGAGAAGCAACCATGTTTTCATCATCCATTCACACGCTGCCCAGCATCGAGACGTGGGAGGCAGCACACAGCACGTTCAACAACACGCCGCGCCCAAAAGGCCCACGCAGCACACAGAAGTGGAACGACAACCAACGCCCGCTCAAGGACAACCGCTCGTGGCACTACCGCATCGAGCGCATCAACGAGGGCGAGTACTACGATGTGATCCTGCACAGTACCGTGATGGCACGCTACTACAAACCAACAGCAGACGGGCGGCGCGTGCTGTACACCGGGCACCCCTCCAACATGAGCAAACAGTTCATGCGCCACGTGCTCAATGTGCGCCATCAAAACACGTGGATGACGACGGACGGGCGCACTGTGGCAGTGCCTATCGCCAACAGAGACAGCATCCCAGACAAAGGCTCCTCGTTCAGCGCTGACCTGTGGCTGGTTAAGCATGAGGTGCTCTACGGCCTGCGCCTCGACGTGGCCAAGTCATCGCACACAACACACTACGTCAAGCGCATGAGCCCCGACGACAAGGCCGCGCACAAGCAAGCGCGGGCCAACATGGAGAACCTCATTACGCTGGCCTGCATGCGCATACCCGAATTCCTTGGGCGTGTGTACCTCGACTACGACTTGCTCGAACCGTTCCAAGGGGTTGACGTAGATTATGCCGAGCGTGCCGCGTTAGATTCGCTTGCATCAGGACAGTTCGCCGCACTCAAGCCGGAGTCACAAGAAAGGCACATCGCTGAGTTCATGCGACTGGCCGAGGATGTGTTCGACTACGAGGCG